GGTTGAGTAACCCTGCCTCCTAGTACGAGGTGGGGTTACTCCCAAAAAGTGCTGAAAATATTTTTCAGATTTTTTTTAACCGAGTAACCGTAAGGTCAATTTTTCTGTTTTGCGTACTTTTTGATTTCATGTGATTTGCAACATGGTAAACTATATGTATCAGGTACAAATCTGATTGATTCAAGAGGAGGATCAAAATGAGTAAGCAAGTTAGATGGAAGTGTGCAATCTGTGATCATGGATTACTTGCGCCAACGAAACCACGAAAGAATGATGTGCGCAGATATTGTCTGCCGTGTTCATCTAAGACAGGGAAACTTGTTGAACGGATTGCACCATCACTAGAAAAGAAACGAGAGCAGCGCAGTGCTGTTGTGCGAGAACAAAACAAGGTGAAGCGTGAGCGTGTTGCAACAAAAATGCAACCGTTGAAAGAAAGAAAGAAACGAGAAGCGCAACGCCAACGCATCTTTGAGAAAGAAGCAGATCGCATCTGGGCTTTGTTCTTTCCGAATGGTACGACACGCAAACGACCACCGATCAAGTTGGTGTATTCAAGAAATGGTGGCGTGTCTGGTTTGTGGGATGGTTGGACAGTGCTAGTGCGAATCTCACGCCGTAGTTGTGGTGGTGCTACTGAGTGGGAAACACTTGCGCACGAATTGTGTCACGCTGTAGTTGGATCTCGTCATAGAGATAATGAAGGATCGCACGGTCGTACCTTCTACACAACATTGAAACCAGTGATAGAGAAGCGGTGGGGTGTGCGAATGGATTGGTCATTCATAAATGGGTACACGGACACATCTAAGTCGTGGGGGTACAAGGTTGATTGGGCGATGACCCACCAACTACGAGAGTCGGGCAAGGTGAGGTTTGAGTACGAGCCAGATGATCTGGGGGTTCGCTGATTCCCGTGCTGGTAAAGGCTCAAACAATATTTGCAATGCCCGTTGCAACACCCTAGATTTGTCTCATGGGGAAATACCCCAGAGATTCAAGAGGAGGATCTACAAAATGGACATAACAAGAGTGGAAGCACTTGGCAAGGAAGCATTGGAACTTGCGAAAGCAATGTTGCGGAGTGAGTACAACGAAGCGCAATCAATTTGTGCAGTAGCACGAATTGAATACATCATTAAGCAAATTGGTGGAAGTGCAAGAGAGTTGATCTCTAATGCTGAAGCAAAGATCAAAGCAGAAGCACAGTTAGTGGAGGATGAGATCGCTAATCGTGTTGCGGTATGGGAATCCAAATACACTTGCAACCCAACGGAGGTTAAGTGATGAAAGCCACCGAAATAGTTGCAGATGCAATCGCCGAGTATGGTCGCCCGTTGTGGGTCGCTCATGTTCCTAAACCAATCAGAGATGCCGTACCAGTTGAAACGCTGCGTGAACTTGTCCGTAGTGCCAAGTGGAGTACTGAAGGTGCAGCAAAGCGTGAAGCGTGGGGAGATCTCATGTCGTATTGCCGTGAGAATGTTTTTGAGTCTGTAACGGTGAACGATCTTGAGGAAGTGTGCGGACTGTCAATCCCTACGATCCGAAAGTTCATTACAGATCGCCCCGATATCTTTCGCAAGGTGCAGCGTGGGGTCTGGGAGATCCGTGACCCAGAGTCAGATCGCAAGGCAGCGAAGTAACTCTGTTACACCCCTTGAGTAGAACTAGATCAAACAACAAACAGAGGAGAAGGAAAATGCAAGTACTACCGAAACAAAAACATGGAAGCAAAGAATGGCTGTTAGCACGATGGAAGGATGAGGACGGGAGATGTGTATTCGGTGCATCCGATGTTCCTGTACTGATGGGATCAAGCCCATACAAGACTCGTGGTGAATTGTTCGCAGACAAAGTGAATGAGCCAGTACCGAGTGAGGAAACTGCAGCGTTCAGACGAGGTAACCTTTTGGAGAAACCACTACTAGAGGAAGCGTCAAGGATTCTTGGCACAAACATATTCACCCCTGATGTGATCTATCGTGACGGGCGTTTGTCTATCAGTCTGGATGGTGTTGATAATGAACAACACCCCACTGTCATCGTTGAGGCTAAGACTTCAACGAGGTACAGCATCTACAAGAGTGAGGATCTACCAGAGGAATGGCTCTGGCAAGGTTGGGCACAACAAGCAGTGCTTCAAGTTCCTGTATGGTTCGTGGTGTTGGATCGTGACCAGCGCATATCTGTAGTTGAGTTGCCAGATAATCCTGCAGCGATTGATGCACTGCAGATTGAGACTGCCGTATTCGGTGGTTGGGTTGATGGTGAGCCGATGGATGAGGACATCAACAAGTTCAGTGCAACTGATATCGCACGGATCTGGAAGGTGACACCTACGAGTGTGGAACTCCCTGCGAGTGCAGTTGATTGGGCTAACCAACTGGAGGAGGCTCGTGCATTAGCGAAGCAGGCTGCAGACTTGGAGAGTAAGGCGAAGGATGCTCTAGCCCAGATGATGTTGGGGAATGAGATCGGCACGGTTGATGGTGTGCAGTTGGTGACTTGGAAACAACAAGCAGGAAAAGCCTCGCTGGACACTAAGCAGTTGCGTGCAGATCATCCAGAGTTAGTTAGTCAATATGAAAAACAAGGCGCACCATTTCGTGTGATGCGTGTAACGAAAGGAAAAGGAAAATGAGTGAGGAATTGAACACGGCACTACTTCGTGCAGTACTGGATCAGTATGCAACGCCAGATCCAAAGATCGTGGGGACTATCCCTCGTAACGGAATCAATTTGGCGTATGTGTCTCATGCGGATATCACTAAGATTCTGATAGAGGTAGATCCGTCATGGAGTTGGCAGCCGATTGAGTGGGTTAATGGGAGACCAGCAATCAATGTTGAGAATGGCACAGCAACCATGTGGGGGACTCTCACGCTATTAGGCAAATCAATTTTGGGCGTTGGATCTGTTCGTGCAGATAAGCAGGATCTAGACAAGGAACTTGTCGGGGACTTCCTGCGTAACGCTGCGATGCGATTTGGTATTGCGTTGTCGCTCTGGTCAAAGCAAGATTGGTCTGATAACACTACGATCGCTAGCCTTCCTGCAGCACAGATGAAACGAGCAGAGGAAGCGAAGCCGTATGTGCAGAATCATCCTGCGAAGGGAGTTCCTTCACCTAAGGTGGTGCAAGATTTTGTGAATGATAGTGAACCTACGCCACAGGAGATTGCAGAGATCACTGCAGCGTTTAATGCTATGGCAGTTGAGAACATAACACCTATATCAAGGGCGACTGTTTCTGGAGGCAAGGCATCAGAGAAGCAGAAGGGGTTGATCAGCAAACTTGCGAAGGAAAAGGTGAACGGTGACTGCGTACCAGTGATGCAGGAACTATTTGGCAAGTCTGCTGTAGGTGATCTGACTAGCAAAGAGGCATCAGGGTTGATCAAACATCTGATGGAGTTGCGCTGATGAGTGAACCGTTTGAGGAGATGGATGCGTTACGAGGCAGGATGATTACCATCCTCGTAGATCTGGCTGCAGCGGCTCGTGCTGTAGTCAGGTCTGACGGGACAGACAGAGTATCCATAGAGGAACTACGCACAGCCCTTTACGCATACAACGAATGGTTAGGTGAGGATGAAGCGTGATCACTGGAGAGAGGATGCGCTATGTGAAGGACAACATCTGGAGGTTTTCTTTCCCACTTCACTGTCAGAGGATCGTTGGGATAAAGCCAAAGAGATCTGCACGAAATGTACCGTCAAGAAAGAGTGCCTTAAGTTAGTGATCAATCTCCCAGAGGATGACGATCGGTGGGGTGTGTTCGGTGGGTTATCCCCTGCAGATCGCCGTGTACAGCGTCACAAGAACAAGCGAGGGGTGAAGTGATTGCGATAGGACAGAGGGCGTATTGTTGTCTATGCAAGGAACCGATACCAGAGAAACCATTGTGCGGTGATAGAGGAGTTGAGGACGATGACTGATGAACGCAAAGGTGAGTGTCAAGGGAATCAGGAGAAGTGCAACCTAGATGGGTGTCCGAAGTTCGGCACTCTGGGTGTTGCTGGTCGTGATGGGAAACGCCGTGTCAAGGGTTGCAGTGATCCTGCAGCACGAGGAAAGAGATCTCGTCAGAAGGGGTTGAGCAAGCAGCGCACAGCACGGAAGCGTCTCGGTGTTGCACCTTCACATAAGTTCGGTGATGGTAATGAGGAACGCTGGAACGATGCACTGTTCGCTAATGAAGTGAAAGCAGGGAAACAGATTCAGGCTGCAGTGAACGCTTGGATGCGTATAGAGGCACAGGTGAAAAGTAACGAGGCAGATTTTGGTTCACGCCGTAAGCCTGCGAGAGCAGTGCTGATGCCTGATGATTGGGGCAAGGAAGGTCTCGTTATGATGAGGTTGAGTGCGTGGGAGGAGTTAGTCGCACCAGCGATGCAAGCGTTCTATGAGGGTTCGGGTGAGTAAGCCGTTTAGTGCTGAGTTGTATGACGATGACGACTCTGCGAAACATCTGGTTGTTGAATGGTTGAACAGGAGAGGTCACCAGATTGGTGTGAACCCTGATCAGTATGGGATTGATCTCGTTGGATTGGATAGGAGTGACAGACCGTGTGCGTGGGAAGTTGAGGTCAAACACAACTGGAAGGGTGATCAGTTCCCTTTTGACACGGTTCACTATTCGGTAAGGAAAAGAAAGTTTGTGCAGCCTGATGTGAAAACATGGTTTATCACTCTGAACCACGAGCGCACACGGGCAGTGGTGTTCAGTCATGAACACTTTATGGAGGGAAGGCTCGTGCAGAAATCAACTATTTACACACAAGACGAATGGTTTGTGGAGATCCCCGTTCGTCAGGGTATCTTTATCAACTTGAATGAGGGAGAGACTTTGTGACACCTATGCAAATTGAGGGAATGATTGACAGGATTTGTGGACTGTTCCCAACTACACAGATTGGTCGTAACACTGTCAAGAACGCATGGGTCGTAGATGATTTTTTACTCGCTGCCGATCTGGAGGATTCACGAAAGGCACTTGACTGGATCAAGTTGAACAGTGAGAAGTTCCCTTCATCGTTGCGTGAGATGCACAACATCATCCGTAAGGTGCAGAACAAGACTGAAATTCAGAGCGAAATTTCGTGCGATGTTTGCGATGGGACTCTCTGGGATAATCGTGTTCGTTATAGCAGTGGAGAAAGTCCTCAGCAGATAACAGAGCAGCCAACAACAAGGTTTATGGATCGCAGTTACAAGGTCGTGTTTCCTTGCCCTAGTTGTCGTGGTGATGATTGGAGACCACCAGAGGACAGGTAGAAGTTTTTACAATCGGCTAGTAGCAAGGGCGTACACCTTTTGCAAGGTGCGGGCGAGAACACTCGGGAACGAGGGTAGATCACGCTGCACCGAATTATGCGAGACGAAATGATTTGGTCAATAGTGTGAGGCACAGTGAGTTTGTAATTGGTTATCGGAGTGAGGCATCCCGATGGGAGAGCATTAGAACTTTGTCTCTCGTGAGATTAAACAACATATATATATGTTCTGGTTCACTGCTACACTTAAGACACACGCCGTATTGAGGCGAACTACCAGTGCAGATGTTGCGCCGTGACTCCCCGAAGGGAAACTTTAAGTAATCAAAAAACTTATGTTCTATATCTATATTCAAACTAGGGAAGGATGGAAGTGATGCAAAGATTTATGAGGAAAACAATCGCAAGTGTTGTCGTGTTGCTCGCAGGTTCTGTTGGAGTTGCACAAGCATTAAACACCGATCAAGTTTCTGGTTCTGTTTATGTTGCGAATCAGCATGTTCATGATCGTGTGATTGAAGTGCCGTACAAGGTTAAGAACAATGCAAAGTGTGGACAGTGGTGGGAGATGTTGCACGATGCAGGGTTTAATGATGCAGACATTGTTAAGGCTGATGCAATTATTTTTCGTGAGTCACGATGTGGCACTGATGCAATAAATAGTGATGATCCAACTCGTATTGGAAAACATAAAGGTTCATACGGTTTGTTCCAGATCAATCTTTATTGGATTAAACAAACGAGATGGTATCCAAAGGGATTCTTGCAAACAAAGTTGAATCGTGAACTAGTGCCGACTGATCTACTTTTGCCAGATGTGAATGTTGCTGCAGCCTTAGAAATCATCAAGCAAAACAGGGCTGATGGTGGGTGCGGATGGTCTGCATGGAGAGGGTGCTAACGGACAATTCCGTGCTGGCAAAGGGGCAAAAAGAATGTTTGCAATCTGTATCTGCTCACCTTAAGATATCCATATCAAGGAAATACCTTGAGAGTCTCAAGAGGAGGGACAAAATGGAAACACTAAAGAATAACATTCAAGAAGTTCTGACCACAGAGTTTACTTCGGTATACAGGATCAGTTCTCTAGTTGGAAAAAATCTGAGCATTGAGGAATTGGATCTATCAACCGAAACAAAGATCGCATACCAGTTGGCTGATGTAATTACAAGTTACGCATCGGCTCGCAAATATGCTTGGAAGTCATTGAACAATTTGATTCACGGAGCACAAGAAACAAAGCAATATCTTGAAAGAGGATTTCAGTGCGACTCTGGATTCCTTGACTCAAGCAAATACGACACCTACAACAACGAGTCAAAGAAATATGAGAACGAGATCAAGACTTTGCTCTATGTTGCTGGAGTTCCTACCAGCCTGATTCCAGAGTTCGTGGCAAAGATCAATAACACGATTGAGTGGAAATAACAAATACAAACTAGAATAAAGTTGATTCAAGAGGAGGATCAAAAACATGGAAGCAGTAATCAAGTTCAAAGAGGGACAACAACTAAGCAGCCGATCATCATGTGATTACGACTGTATCTTTCGTTTCACTGTTGTGAAGCGCACAGAAAAGACTGTCACCCTGAAGTACTACAACGAACTAAAGAAAGTCAAGGTTCGTGTATGGTCAAACGGTAGCGAGTATTGCTACCCGTTGGGGACTTACTCAATGGCACCAGCAGTGTTCGCAAATGAGGGAGCAGAGTAATGAATATCCAACGAGAGATCAACGGTGTTAAGACTTACCGAACACCACGCAAGGAAATCAAGAAGCGTGACATCAGTTGCTGGTCATGCGCTAATCCTGTATCAGTGCAAACATTTGTTTGTGACCACTGCGGTACTGAGTTCCCTGACTTCATCAAAGAAAAGGGGAACTAGTGAACACCTACAAGTATGAAGTCCGAACATCAACTAAGTTCGGTGACTGTTACACAAACATTGTTGAATACTCTGCAAAGAGTTGGAAGCAGGGCTACGAGAAAGCAAAAAGGTTCGCCCTCTCTGCTCATGGATATGAGAACATCACAGCGATTCAAGTCAAGGCGGTAGTGAA